CTGCCCCAGGCCACCGTCCCGCCGGCGCCAGTGGCCACAGAACGGATGGACGCCGCCCAGCGCGCCCGCGAGGCGATCAACCGAGCGATCCCGAGCCTGAGCCCCAGCCAGCCCGCAAGCGTGCCGCGCGGCGGGCTGCTGCAGACGATCCAGAACAGCAACCGCACCGACCGAGGGACGCACATCGAGAAAGTCGAGATCCGCACGGACAAGCCGCTGACACCGCACGAACTGGAAGGGCTGCTGGAGATGGCCGGATGACTGCCCTTTATATCGATCTCCTGATCGTCGGCAACGACCTGGACCTGGACCCGTCCCACCAGCCGCGGCTTGTCGACGACCGGGCCAGCATCGCTCAGGACATCGCCCACCTGATCCGCGAAAGCGGCCTGCTGGTCACGCTGGTCGCCGAGCGCAGCCGGCTAAGGCAGCGTGACTGTATCCAGCAGCTGGAACTGCTGGTGGAGTCCGACGAACGCCTGGTGCCGGGCACAGTACGGATTATCGAAGAGGGGCCGGGCCGCTACCTGGTCACGGCCACCACTGTTGAATTCGGCGCAATCGAGGTAACGCTGTGACTGTAGATTTCAAGGCCGCACTGCGCGATGCCGGCATCCCCACCACCGAAGCCGAACTGCGCAAGGCGTGGGAAAAGGAAGTCGAGGCCCAGGGCTCGCTGTTGTCCAACACCAGCGCCTATTCGCCGTTCTGGCGCATCGTCACCGCGCTGGTGACGAAGCCGGTCCTGGCCCTGCTGGAGTTCGTCGCCGGCACCGTGCTGCCGAACTTCTTTGTTCAGACTGCCGGCGGCGCCTGGCTCGACATGCTGGCCTGGGCAGTGGACGTCGAGCGCAAGCCGGCGACCCGCGCCCTGGGCTCGCTGCTGTTCACCCGCGCCGCGCCGGCCAGCACGCTGGAAGTGCCCGCCGGCACGCGGGTGCAATCCGCCGCGATCAACGGCCACGTCTACGAGCTGGAGACAACCCAGCCGGGGCTGTTCAACGATGGACAGACCCAGGTGGCCATCCCCGTCCAGGCCGTCGAGCCGGGCAGCGGGTTCAACCTGGCGCCCGGTTACTACGCGATCCTTCCGGTACCGGTCCCCGGCATCGTCCAAGTCGTCAACCCGGATGGGTGGCTGACCCAGCCCGGGGCCGACTCGGAGCCCGACAGCCAGCTGCGCCTGCGCGTGCGCAACCAGTTTTCAGCGGTCAACCAGTACCACACCGACGCCGTGTATCGGGCGATGATTTCCGGGTTCCAGGGCGTGCGCCCGGATGGCGTCTATTTCGAGCACGGCGCCCCGCGCGGCCCCGGCTCAGCCAATGCGTTCGTGCTGTTCGACGCCGGCGTGCCGGCGGACGAGTACCTGCAGCAGATCAACGCCTACATCCGCGACCAGGGCAACCACGGCCACGGCGACGATCTCCAGGTGTTCGTCATGCCCGAGACGCTGCACCAGGTGCGCGTCGAGATCTGGCCCCGGGCTAACCTCAGCATCGAGCAGCGCGCCGAGCTGAAAACCCAGGTGGAGCAGTTCATCCGCGCCGCCTTCCGCGAAAGCACGGCCAGCGACTACCAGCCGACGCTGACCTACCCGCAGTCGCGCTTCAGCTTCAGCCGCCTGGCCGAGGAGCTGCACGAGCAGTTCCCGCGCCTGGAGTCCCTGCACTTCGACAACACCGACATTCTGTCGCAGCTGAATATCCCCCGGCTCCAGAGCCTGCAGGTGGTCGCCCATGATTAAGCTGCACTTGCCCTTCTGGCTGGACGGCCCCGAGCTGGCCAAGCTGCGCCGCGCCGCGCAGGCTTGGTGGGAGCGGGCCGAGGGCTGGCTGCGCTGGCCGCTGCTGCAGCTCGACGCGGAAACCTGCCACCTCACGATCCTGGATCTGCTCGCCTGGCAGCGGGATATCAGCCGGTTTCGCGGCGAGCCGGAACCCCTCTACCGGCTGCGCGTGAAGCACGCATTCGTCAACGCCGTGGATGCCGGCTCCGTCGCTGGCGTGAAGCGGATCCTGCAGCGCCTCGGCGTCGGCTATGTCGAGATCGAGGAGCGCATGCCCGGTCGGGACTGGGACGTCGTGCTGCTGACGCTGACCGACTCGCAGTTGTCCGCGAATCCCGAGCTGTTGCGCGTCCTGGTGCAACAGTACGGGCGCACCTGCCGCCGCTACGACTTCCAGACCATCACCCCGGTGACGCTGCACGTCGTCGCCGTCGATTTCAACGACGACCAGCAGACCCTGGTCGCGACCCTTTAGGAGCCGAACACATGGCACGCATCACCGCCGCCGGCGAACGCTTGATTGCGCAGAAGCTGGGCGAAAAGAAGATACTGGAGGTCAGCCGCTTCGTGCTCGCCCTGGTCCCCGGGCTGGATCCCACCAGGCCTGTGGACCGCGACGCGGCGCTGCCGCCGGCGCAGCAGATCGTCCACACCGCACCCGTCACCCAGGCCGGCTACGTCAACCCCAACCAGGTGGTTTACAGCCTCATGATGGGTTCGGACGTGGGCGACTTCGACTGGAACTGGATCGGCCTGGAGACGGCGGAAAAGGTCCTGCTGGCGGTCGCATACGTGCCTGTCCAGCAGAAGCGCAAGAACCGCCCGCCGCTGCAGATCGGCAACAACGTGACGCGCAACTTCCTGGTGGCGTTCGACGGTGCCCAGGAACTGACCGGGATAACGATCGATGCCAGCACCTGGCAGCACGATTTCACCGTCCGCCTGGCCGGGATCGACGAGCGCGAGCGCCTGGCCAATCGCGATATGTTCGGCCGGGGTACGTTCTTTTCGACCGGTCTGTTGCTGGAGAAGGCAAGCACGAACTACCGCCTGAAGGCGGGCTTGGCCTACGTCGAGGGAATCCGCGTTCACGCGCCGGAGGACGTCAGTATCGCCGCACCGTCGCTGCCGAACACGGCCTGGCTCGATGTGCGCCTGCAGCGCAGCCAGTCCGACGTCGTGGCGTCCTGGTCCATCGCCTGGGGCACCAACCAGACCGACTACACCGACAGCGCCGGCGTCCGTCACTACCTGGTCCCGCTCGCGGATCTCGACGCCGGCGGCAATCTGGTGGCCGACCGGCGCCTGCCGAAACCCATCACCGGACCGCTGGTGGATCACTGGGCCGCCCAGGTCGGCGATTATCCGAAGCTGCGCGCCCGGGCGACGACAAAGACGGACGTCGGGCTGGACAAGATCCCGAACGCGATCAGCGACGACCCGGCCCTGGATCGCGGCGACGTGCTGGCCACGACGAAGGCGACCCGGGCCGTCCAGCTCCGGGCCGCCCAGGATCTGGACGACCTTGCCAAGAGCCTGGGGACTGCCGCACGGCGAGACGTCGGCACCGACGCCGGCGACCTCCTCGAGGTCGGCGCATTCGGCTGGGGAACGAATGACAGTCCGGTCGCCGCCTCAGTGAACATCTATGAATCATCCGTTACCAAGTTCACCCCGGCGACCGAATACGTTCCCGAGATCTTCGGCATGAGCTACGGCGTCGTCGCGACGTTCGCTTACAGCGAGCGAGAAACCCGTGCGTCGCAACTGTTTTTTGGGCAAAGCCCCGAAAACAAACTGATGTTCCGCTCTGGCAATTACACCTGGGCCCCGTTCCTGGAAATCTGGCATAGCGGCAACCTGAACCCCCAGGCCATCGTACCCGCCGGCGCCGTCGTGGCATTCGCCATGTACAGCCCACCGGCGGGCTACCTGAAGGCCAACGGCGCCGCCGTCAGCCGTACCGCTTACGCCGCTCTGTTCGCCACTATCGGAACCTACTACGGCGCGGGAGATGGATCGACGACGTTCAACCTGCCGGATTATCGCGGCGAATTTTTGCGCGCACTGGACGACGGTCGGGGACTCGACCTGGGGCGCCAATTGGGCACTCTCCAGTCGAGCCAGAACCTGGCTCATACCCACGGCGCGAGCAGTAGCGGCAATGGCGGCCACACGCACACCGTAACCGGGACCGCTGCGGCAGCAGGCGCGCACAGCCACAGCATTGCTTCGGTGAACGCCACCGCACTGGTTAGCGGCACACGCCTGGCAACGCTGGTAGGGAATGCGTCCAACAGTACGACAGACGTTGCCGGTGATCACACCCACGCCGTCACTGGTGTCGCCGCACTCGAAGGCACCCACAACCACACGATCTACGTCGAGTCCAGCGGCGGCAGCGAGGCCCGCCCGCGTAACGTCTCCGTCCTCATTTGTATCAAGTACTGAGGCCCCCGCCCCCATGACCACCCTGACCGTTTACCAAACCAACGCCCTGGGCCTGTACGTCGGCCCCACCGACGCCGATGAATCGCCTCTGGAGCCCGGCGTGTTCCTGATTCCCGCCGGTTGCGTGCAACTGGCCCCACCGAAGGAGCCGAAGGGCAAGCGCGCACGCTGGACGGGATCCGACTGGGAGCTGGTGGACTGGCTCGACGGCGTGACCACCTACAGCACCCGCGACGGCTCGCCCCTGGTGCTGCAGGGCCTGGAACCGCTCCCCGAGGGCTACACCCTGCAGCAGCCCGGGCCGAACCAGGTCTGGAAGGACGGCGCTTGGGTAGACGATCTGCCCGGCCTGCTCGCCGCCGCCCACAAGCGGAAGACCCTGGAGATCCGCGCCGCCGGCCAGGCGTTCCTGGACGGCGGTTTCTACTCCAGCGCCCTGGGCAACCCGCACTTCTACGCAAGCAGCCTGAGCGATCAGATGAACGTCACCAGCCTGGCCGCCCTGGGCATCAGCGCCGACTATCCGTGCGCCGCCGGCGGCGAGCAGAACCGCGAGTGGCGCCGCCACACGGCCAATCAACTGCGCCAGGTCGGCGTGGACCTGGTGCAACATCGCCAGGCTGGCCAGCAGCAGGTCGAGCGCCTGCAGGACGAACTGGACGCCGCCCTGGCCGCCCAGGATCTGGAACGCCTGGAGGCGATCACCTGGAGCATTCCGGCATGACATGGGCACCCGTCACCATGCGCTGGCCCGCACAGACGACCCGCTGGCTGGACGACCTGGGCGCGGCCCAGCAGCTCGCCAGCGGCGAGCTGGCGGGCACCGCCGAGCGCCTGCGCGGGCTCCAGGACCTGGCCACCACCAACCCGGGGCCGGTCGCCGGCGCCGCCAAGGCGGCCATCACAGCCGGGCGCAGCGCCATGGCCAGCACACTGGGCGAGGTACCGGCGTGCCTCGCGGTAACGCCGTTCCTCGCCGGCGTCGGCCAAGGCCAGGGCAACCAGCGATTCCTGTCCGCGCCGAACCTGCTGCAGCAACTGGCCGACAAGCTGCTGCAGCCGCAGCGCGACGACCAGGAACAGTACGCCCTGGTCCTGCTGTTCCTCGGCACCCGCTACGACCAGTTGGCCGCGACGCTGGCCCGCTTCAATGCCCTGCTGCCGGTCCCTGACCTGCAGCGCGCCGAGCGCCGCGCCGCGAGCCTGGCCCGCCTGGAACTGGAAAAGTGGATCATGCCCAGGACCACGCCCGGACCGCGCTGGCAGGACCTGCCGCTGGATCGCTGCACCATCACCCGCGCCGCCCAGCAGAGCCTGTCCGGCCAGTTGGCGGTTCTGGAGGGCTACACCGCCGACAGTTCGCCCATGGCCGAGCTGGGCGCCCTGGCGCAGCGCAAGCAGGCACTGCAGGCGAGCAAGGACAACGCACTGCAGGCGCTGCGCGAGCAGTTGGCCAACGGCGTGGCGGACGGCACGATGCAGGCCCGCCTGGTCGGCCCGGGCAATGCCGTCGAGCTGCGCCGGCAACTGCTCCAGGGCGAGGCCCCGGGCCACGAATGGGTCCTGTGCGCCGGCCTGGCACTGGTCGGCTCCCTCTCCGGCCTGGCGTTCGTGCGCGAGCTGGTGGGGCTGGATCCATGACGCTGCTCCTCGATGGCCAGCAGGTCCATGGAAAGGGCCTGCAGGTGACGGCCAATCTGCGGATCGAAAGCGCTGACCTGTCCGGGCAGACCAGCAACACGGCCAAGGCGCACAAGGGCTTCAAGCCCAAGGGGCTGACCGTCAGCCTGATGATTCCCTACGTGGACCAGGTGCACCTGGTCGAGCTGGTGCGGATGGCCGAGGCGACCGCCGGCGGCGGCCAGTTGCACACCTATCGGGTGGTGAACCAGACAGCGGCCGCGTTCGGCGTGCGCCAGGTTCAGTTCAGCGACAACCTCAGTGTCCGGGAAGATGACATTCTGCGGGCCTGGCGGATCCAGTTCACCCTGACCGAACAGCTGTCCAACCCCGAGCGCGTGGAGACGCGCCGGCCCGGGAAACCGGTCCAGCAGCAGGTCGGCGCCGGCGCGCCGGTCGCGGATCCCGCCGCCGGCGGCGACGGCAAGTCAGGCCAAGAGCTGACCGGGTTCGAAAAGATCCTGCAGCGCGTAGACGATGCCATCGGGGGCGCCTGATGAAACTTCACCAGGTACTCACCATCAACGGCCAGGCCGTGCCGCTGGTCCAGAGCGAAGTCCGCCTGGATCTGCGCACGCCCGGGCGGGCGTCGTTCACCATCAAGGCGCCGGCGGCGGAGCCGGTACGCGGCCTGGTCGCCCTAGACATTGGCTACAACGACCGGCCGCTGCAGCGGCACTTCCTGGGCTACGTCGAGCGCTGCAGCGCGGCGAACGCGACGGAACAGGTCCTGTTCTGCCGCGAGCTGGCCGCCGTCCTCGCCCAGCCCCTGCCGATGGGGCTACGCCACGTCGATATGCGCGAGGTCCTCGAGGACGTGAGCCGCCAGACCGGGCTGTCGTTCCGCGTCCCCGACGCCGACTACTCCAGGACGAAGGCCCCTTACTTCTACTCGCTCGCCGCCGGCTACCAGGCCATGGACAGCCTGGCCCGGGTGTTCGGCATCCCCGATTTCGTCTGGCATCAGCAGGGCAACGGCGAGGTCTACGCCGGCAGCTGGGCGGACAGCTACTGGGGCGCCCGGGCGCCCATCGAACTAGAGGCCGAGCTGTTCGACAGCTACCAGGGGCGGCAGTCCGCCGTCATCGCAGCACTCCCCGGGATCCGTCCCGGGGCCACGATCAACCAGGGCGAGCGCATCACATCCGTAACGCTCACCGGCACTCAAATGGCCATCAAATGGAAGAAGCCGTAACCCGCATCGTAGAGCGTCAATTCCCCGAACTCTCCGGCGGCTACCACCTGCCGCGCTTCGCCCGCGTCATCGCCGTGGCGGATCCACCGGCAGCGAACGGGATCTGCGACGAGTTCCGCCCGCGCTATGCCGTGGACCTGGAGATCCTGGACGTGAACGGCGAGGCCGACCCGGCATTGCCGCCCATGCCAGGCGTCCCGCTACCGCTGCCGAACGGCGGCGGCGAACGCGGGTTCCTGGCGTTCCCCGAGGAAGGCAGCATGGTGGTGGTGGGTTTCGCCTACGGCCTGCCGAACAAGCCGTTCATTTTGCAGATACTGCCCCACGGCCAGAGCCTGCCGAAGCTGCCGAAAGAGGATCAGCTGTGGCAGCACAGCGAAGCCGTTCTGCAGCGCGTAGACGGCGCGGGAAACTGGACGAGGCAGACGGACGGGCGGATCCGCGATCAGGCCATGGAGCGCGAGGTAGAGGCCCTGGAGAACGTCGAGCGCTACCAAGGTAGCCGAGTCGAGATCGAGGACCACGCGACCGAGCAGGTGGGCGGAGTCAAGCGGATCGAGGCGCTGGGTGCGCTCAAGCTGTTATCCGGCGGATCCGCCAGCCTGGCCGCCGTGGACGATCTACACCAGGCCACCGGGCGCGACCTGAACCTGGTTGCCAGCCAGCGCTACAACGCCACCATCGGCGCCGACATGGACGAACGTATCCAGGGAATGCGCCGGAGCGTGGCGGCCGTCGCCCAGCGCCTGCAGGCGCCGACGACCTGGGTCGGATCCGCGGGCGTGAACGTCCTGCAAGTGCTGTGCGACCTGCTCGACCTGGTGGAGCAGATGAACAACCAGCTGGCCGGGCACGTCCACCCGCCAGTAGGACCACCGACGAACGCCGGCGACTTCACCGCCGACGCGGCCCAGGCGGCCAACCTGGCCGCGAAACTGAAGCCGATCACCGCATAGCAAAAGCCCGCCAGATGGCGGGCTTTTCGATCCTGGCGTAGGTCACGCCACTGACAGTTCGCGCATCGCCGCTGTTGCCAGAAAGCCCGACCGAGACTGATAGCGCTTATCCACCTTCACGCGCTCATCGATCCGCTGCAGAAGGTGTTCCGGGAGCGTCGCATTAAAGCGTACGGCCTTGCCCAGGTACGGGGTCACGTCGAAGTCAACCACCGCCCATACGCCACCTTCGAAGTCCGGATTCTTCATATGGGCGTCAACGTCCTGCGGCTGGGGTAGCTCTTCGCCGTCCGTAACCAAGCCTTCGAAGTGCAAGGCCAGCGCCTCTTCTACATTGGCCAGGGCCTCGGACACCGTAGCGCCGGCAGAGAAGCAACCCGGCACATCGGGCACAGTCACGCCATAGTCAGAATCAGGGTCTTTGTGTAACACCACGGGGAATTTCATGGCTCTACTCCGTGAGATTGACCGGCCTCACTTGAGGCCGGCTTGTTTCAGTATGTTGTTCAGGGTTCCTTTCGGTATCGTCGAGGACGGATGTTGAACCGTCACCTTTCCAGGCTTTGAAGGATGTTTGAACTGGTGGTGGCTACCTTTCACCGCCACTTCATACCAGCCATCCTCCAACAGCAAATCAATCACTTCCCTACTCCGCAT